CTCAAGGTCCGCAAGGCGATGTTGGCCCTCAAGGTCCGCAAGGCGATGTTGGCCCTCAAGGTCCGCAAGGCGATGTTGGCCCTCAAGGTCCGCAAGGCGATGTTGGCCCTCAAGGTCCGCAAGGCGATGTTGGCCCTCAAGGTCCGCAAGGCGAAGGCGATCAAGGACCGCAAGGACCACAAGGACCACAAGGCGAAACTGGCGCTCAAGGCGCTCAAGGCAGTCAAGGCGCTCAAGGCGGTCAAGGACCGCAAGGGCCACAAGGCGAAACTGGCGCTCAAGGCAGTCAAGGCGCTCAAGGCGCTCAAGGCGGTCAAGGACCGCAAGGACCACAAGGCGAAACTGGCGCTCAAGGCAGTCAAGGCGCTCAAGGCGGTCAAGGACCGCAAGGGCCACAAGGCGAAACTGGCGCTCAAGGCAGTCAAGGCGCTCAAGGCGCTCAAGGCGGTCAAGGACCGCAAGGACCACAAGGCGAAACTGGCGCTCAAGGCAGTCAAGGCGCTCAAGGCGCTCAAGGCGGTCAAGGACCGCAAGGACCACAAGGCGAAACTGGCGCTCAAGGCGGTCAAGGCGCTCAAGGCGGTCAAGGACCGCAAGGACCACAAGGCGAAACTGGCGCTCAAGGCGGCCAAGGCGCTCAAGGCGGCCAAGGACCGCAAGGACCACAAGGCGAAACTGGCGCTCAAGGCGGTCAAGGACCGCAAGGCGAAACTGGCGGTCAAGGCGGTGAAGGACCGCAAGGACCGCAAGGACCGCAAGGACCACAAGGACCACAAGGACCACAAGGCGAAACTGGCGGTCAAGGCGGTCAAGGACCGCAAGGCGAAACTGGCGGTCAAGGCGGTGAAGGACCGCAAGGACCGCAAGGACCACAAGGACCACAAGGCGAAACTGGCGCTCAAGGCAGTCAAGGTCCGCAAGGACCACAAGGCACAAAAGATGCTATTGTAGAAGGTTTATCTAAACAAAGTTATGTTTCTCTTTTCTGCACAGAAATGCCAGAAGTTAGATTTGACGACATTATCAAAATAAAGGTTTATAATCAAAAAGTAATCTCAATAATTATTGATGATTTATACACTCATGTTTGTGAGCCAAACTCAATAGAAGCTATTAGTTATGTTGCATCTTCTCCAATATCATGCGGTATGATTGTAAAAGGCAACGTACTAAATATAGAGTTTGAAGATAACGCGAAGCTTCCCGAACAAATTTTAGTAAAATTAAGCGGCATCAGAAAAGGATACGGTGATGTTAGATTTACCCCAAGGACAGAAGAGCAAATGATCGCCAATAGAAACTTCTGGCAAAGTTGGAAAAAGTAAGTAGAAATATTTTTTTTAAACGTATAATCAACTATGAGAACAAATCTTATAGTTGTAGATGATTTTTACAACAATCCAGACGAAACTAGGAAATTTGCTCTTTCTCAAAAGTTTGACGTTAAAGGGAACTTTCCTGGCTTGAGGACAAAAGATTTTTTAACTGATGGCGTTAAAAACTGCATTCAAGAATTCGTTAAACCGTACACAGGTAAATTCGTTGGCTTTTCTAGTAATTATTCTGGAAGTTTTCAAATAGCTACAGCAAAAGATAGAACTTGGATACATTCAGATGGAAATAATAAATGGGCTGGAGTTTGCTATCTCACTCCAAACGCGCCTTATACTGGAGGAACTGGATTATTCAGGCATAAAAGAACAGGAGCCTCTTCATCACTTCAACTAAAAAAAGGAGAAGATATTGAATCATTAGATTATACAAAATGGGATTTGATGGACACTATTGGAAATAAATACAATAGACTTATTTTATATCGTGGCGATTTGTTTCATGCGTCTCTTGATTATTTTGGAGACGATAAAGAAAATGGAAGGTTATTTCAGCTTTTCTTTTTTGATACAGAATTTTAATGAAAATATGTCATGTGGTTTTTTCCTCAAATCGAATAGACTATTTGAAAAAAACTTTAGAGTCTCATAAAAGATTAGATTATTGTGGACTCAGTGTAGATAGATTATTGATTGATGACTATCCGCTAGGAAGAAATGAAAATGTTTTTTTTGAAATAGCGAAGAATTACTCTATTGATAAATTAATCCTAAATAAAGAAAATTTAGGAATAACAAGAAATTGGCAAAAGCTTTTTGATATAGTCAATAATAAAGATTATGATTTTATCTTGCACCAAGAAGACGATGTTGAGCTACTGTATGATTTAAAACTAACTTCTTTAATAGACATTTTGCAATCAGATCGCAAAATTAGACAAGTTCAATTAAAAAGAAACAATTGGTATAAACACGAAGTAAAAGAAATAAAAGCCGAAAATACTGATGTTGTTTTTAAAAACTATAGATACGAAAAAACAATCGACTATTTTTGGATGATGTTTTCTTTATATCCTTCATGGATATGTAGGGAACCTATTGCAGAAAGCACTGGAAATTATCCAAGCGAACATTCAATATCTCAATACTTAAATAAAGAATACGGTTTATATACTGCGTTATTAAAAAATGAAAATGGCGGTATAATGATAAATCATTTTGGAGAATTTTTTCAAGGTAAAAGATGTCACGAAAGCGAAAGTTATTGGCCAAAGTTTAAAGAAATTGATCCAACAAAAAAATATAATTCTATCAATGGAAAATTGATTGAATAACAATAGTATTAGTTATGTTAGCTAAATACGTTATTACGAATGGCGGAAGTTTACATCCGCTCGTTATCCCAGCATCAGAAACCAACGGAACAGGATTAATGAATCCTTCTGTGTACGTAGATAACGGCAAAGTTATGATGAACTTGCGTCACTGCCAATACACAATCTATCACGCTGAAAAAGGTATTTTTGAACATCAGTATGGTCCATTAGTTTATCTTAATCCAGAGAACGACATTACTCTTACAACGAAAAACTTCTTTTGCGAACTAGACGAGAAGATGAATATTGTAAAGAGCACAAAAGTAGATACATCAAAATTAGACGTAAAACCTATTTGGGAATTTATCGGACTTGAAGATGCGCGAGTTGTCCGCTGGAGCGGCAAGTTTTACCTTTGCGGAGTAAGACGCGACACAACAACAAACGGAGTTGGCAGAATGGAGCTTTCCGAAATTGAAGTATCCGCTGATTCTGTTAAAGAAATCTCTAGAGTTAGAATCGACGCTCCTGCGCCAAACACTTCTTATTGCGAAAAGAACTGGATGCCAATTTTAGATAAGCCATATCACTTCATCAAGTGGACAAATCCAACTGAAGTTGTAAAGGCTGATCCTGTTACTGGAGCTTGTGAAACGGTAGTTCTTCAAGAACTGAATGGAGATTATAGCGGCAATATCAGAGGTGGCTCGCAAGTTATACCTTGGGAAGACGGCTATCTTTGCTTAAATCACATCACTTACCTTTTCAAGAGCGAGCTTCAAAGAAAGAACGCCCGGTATCGCCATGTCTTTACTAAGCTCGATAAAGACTTTAAGATTCAAAAAGTATCTAAAGAATTCTCCTTCATGGAAGGCGAAATTGAATTCGCGTGCGGAATGGCGCAACTTAATGACGACTTATTGATTACTTTTGGATTTCAAGATAACGCATCGTTCCTTTTGAAGACCCCAAAGAAAATCGTGGAGAACCTTTTAAATGGATAATTTACTTTTTAGCCCAGTAGAAATTTACGTTCTCGACCCTGAGAACGCTCAAAAGAATTACAACTTAGCGGTATGGTATCATAAACAAGGTCAAACCGCAGCCGCAATTTCTTTTTATTTAAGAGCCGCAGAAAGAACTGATGACAAAGACCTGTCCTACGAATGCTTGATTATGGCCGCTCTTTGCTTTGACAAACAAGGATTTCGCACGCAAACCGTTAAGAACCTTTTCCGTCATGCAATCACTTTAATTCCTGATAGACCAGAAGCTTACTTTTTACTAAGTCGATTTCACGAATACAATAAAGAATACAACGAAGGTTATCTTGTAGCTTCTATTGGTATGGGGTTTGCGAAGAATAACAAGCCAACTTTCAGCGATCTTGGTTACGTTGGTGAATATGGTCTTATTTTTGAGAAAGCTGTTTGCGCTTGGTGGTGGGGCAAAACCAAAGAATCGAGAAGATTATTTCTTCACTTGTCTGACAATTATGCAGACGTAATGAACGACGCTCATAAAACAGCAGTTCAAAACAATATGACAACTCTTGGTTGTGGCCCAGAGTCTCAAGCTATCACAAGGTACTCAAAGAAAAAATTTAAAGACCTAAGATACAAGTTCAGTGGCGCAAACTTAATTGACGTTAATTATTCTCAGGTTTATCAAGATATGTTTGTTCTTTCTATGCTAGATGGAAAGAAGAATGGAACTTATCTTGAAGTAGGTTCTTCTGAGCCTTACCACAACAGCAATACAGCACTCTTGGAAAAGAACTACGGTTGGACTGGCATTGGTCTTGAATGGGGCCAAAATCATGTTAACGAACATATCAAGCATCGCTCAAACAAAGTATTGTGCGAAGATGCGACGAAAGCTAACTATTCAAAAATCTTAAAAGAAATCGCCAAAGACGGTATCGTAGATTACCTGCAATTAGACTGCGAGCCATCTAAGAGCACATTTGAAATCTTAACTTCAATTCCTTTTAGTGATTACAAGTTCGCGGTAATCACTTACGAGCATGATCACTACGTTGACATGACAAAGACTTATCGCCAAAAGTCTAGAAACTATTTGAGATCATTAGGTTATCTAATGGCGGTTAATGACATTTCTCCAGATGGCGTTTCTACTTTTGAAGACTGGTGGTATCACCCAGACTTGATTGATCCTGTTATTGCACAAAAAATGTCGTCTGTTAACGACGACATTAAGAAAGCGGAAGATTTTATGTTAGGTAAGGTTTAATAATCTACCTTAACTTTAGAGTTTTCAAACTTCTTCATTTGTTCAGGATGCTTTGCGCCTTTTCTCTTGGCAGAGTAGTCCTTGAACACCTTCTCTTTTAAAGGGTCTGCGCCGCCTCGTTCCTGTGCCCTTTTATCGCTTAACTCGCGGCTTTTGTCCAGCAGGTCGCCATACGTGCCTTTTTTGTTCCTGGTGGCGTCAACGAAGGCTGTTGAGCTATTAGGGTCGATCTGTGAATCAATCGCGGCGTTAGGAACTTGAAATACCCTTTTCCACACTAATCCATCGCTGTCGGTATAAACATGACTTTCACTCATTGTTTGAAAGATTTCGATAGTCTTACCGTTCTCAGGATTCTCGTAGGTGTATAAGGGCATATTTTATATTAATAAAAAAGCCGCTTTTTCAAGCGGCTTTAGTTGTTAGGATACTTTAACTGATTTTGGAATTGCGTCCTCAAAATAAGGAACGAATACCTTCAAAAGACCGTTCTTGATGCTACATTCAAGATTAGATAAGTCGAATTTATCAGTGTTTACCTGAATCCTACAAGGACTAGAAACGAAAACATCTTCCAGCTCTGCTTCGACTTTAAAGAACGAATCTTGTTCAAGGTAAGTTACAAAAACGTTTTCCTTAGTGCAGCCAGGAACAGAGAAGAAGAAATGCTCACCTTCTTCCGTGAATTTTGTTTTGATTAGAGTTGGAAAAGAAGAGGGATAGGAATAGTAATTACCATTAGTTAGGACACAGCCCGAAATAGCACTACTTGAATATCCATACACATATGGAGTACTAGAGCTGATCAATCCACTTGAAGATGAGGCTCCGGTTACTAATGTTGTTGTGATGTCTGTTGTCATATATTATATATTTATGATGAAAAAATTAATTATAAGGTCTTTAAGATGTTACAAATTGACGCAACCGTCTTTTCGTAAGTGAAGGTTTGACCCAGCTTAATTCCTGCGGAGTTTATCGTCTTATTCTCCGCAAGAGTTACGGCTTTTTCGATAGCGGAGAGAGCTTCTTCTTCATTGAAGTCGTAGATTTCGCCTTGATTAAATTCTTGACCCTTCTTAAAGAAGGTTCCGTCGTAAGCTTCGATAAGGCCAGATGGTTGAACAAGAATAGAGTTTTCGCTAGTAGCCCAATCTAAATGGCTAGTTGCATTGAGAACAACGCTCCATTTGCCTAAACAAGTAGAGTTAAAAGCAGGAAGACCCCAACCTTCTGCGCCGCTCAATCCGCTAAGATCAATGTCAGCAGAGTTAAGAACGTCGTTAACTTCGGAATTCGTGGAAACATAAGGGAGAATGTTAATGTTCCAAGCAAGAGCCTTGTAACCAGAAAGAAGCTTCTTTAAGATTTCCTTATCTAAAAATGGATTTACGATAGAGCAACTAAGTTGATATTTTGGATTGTTGCCGTATTTCTTTGCCCAAAGCTTAATGATTTTGTCTGTATGCTTTCTGCGTTCAAACTTACCCATGATAACAAAGTGAATTTTATCTTGGAGGTAAACTTTGTCGGTCTTGAAAAAATCAAGATCAAAACCGAGCGGAACGTTTTCAACTTTCAAACCTTCTTCTGCAAAACTATTCTTTGCGTACGAGCTAGAAAAGATCGTAGCGTCTTGAAGACGAACAAGAGCCTTTTCAGTCTCTGTTGGCTGGTTAAGCTCATAGAAACTGAAAAGGGCTTGGCGAGGTGAAATTCTTTTCTCGGCTCCGTTGATATGCCAAAGCTTCAACGAGATAGCGTCTTTGCTCAAGTTCTTAAAGCGATTGTCAACAAGTGATTTTAGCCACTTCTTAAAATCGTTAGAAGCTTTGTCAAACGCTCCCAAATCAGGATTTGAAATTGGGAAGTAAGAAAACTTGAAAGAGCTATCAGCTTGGCTCATCTTGTAAAACTCCTTTAGGAAGTTATACGAGACATTGCCAAATGAAACTTGGTTTACTGGAGCCTCGAAAATGATTTTCATTAATAAGGAATTTCGTCGTCGTCTTGTTGAACTGGAGCTTTAGCGGCTTGCTTATAAGCTGGCTTCGCAACAGCCTTTGCTACTGTAGGTAGCGCTTCGTCATCAGAAGCGGCGGCATCCTTCTTTTTGCCACCTACGAAATTGACGCGATCAGCGACAACGATAACAGCGGAATTCTTGCGGCCATCCTTTTCCCAAGTTTCAAGCTTGAGACGACCAATGACAGAAACGCTGCTGCCCTTCTTGACATAGTTGCCGACAAATTCAGCTTGCTTTTCCCAAGTATCAACCTTGATAAAAAGCGTATCTTTATCGTTGAGGGGATTATTTACTGCGAGACGAAAAGAAGCAATCTTCTTTCCGGTTGTGGTGGACCGGATTTCTGGATCTTCTGTGGTATTACCTGCGAGGACTACATTATTAATCATGATTTTTTGTTATAGATTTCTTCAACGCTTTGAACGCCGAATTGTGAATATTGATACAACCTTGGATAGATAAGTCAAGCTCTTTTGCGATCTTTCTCCAAGGCGTTACTTTCTTGCTACCGTTAAAAGACTTATAACGCATTTTGAATATTTGGGTTATGCGTTTGTCTTCCATTTGATTTACTTGATCAAAGATTTTCTCAATGATGTCGTAATTGACTTTCTCTTTAGACTCTTCCGTCTCGAAAGCGCAATCATATTTTTCATCTAAAGATTCGTGGCGCTTCTTGTTTGAAGCGTTCAAACATAACCAACGAGTATGATTGCCTAGATAAGTTGAGAACTTGATATTCCTTGTCTCGTCAAAAGACTGAACAGCGTCGTAAATATGAGATTCTCTGCTGTCGATAAGGTCGTGTATATTGTCGATTGACGTTGTTCTTGGCGCGTACGAATGCACCATTTGAAGATAAATTCCCGAATGACGATTAACAATCTCTTGAAAACAAGAGCTATCACCAGAGCCTCTGATTTTTTCAATCAGAGATAAATCGTCCATTGATTCGGGAACTAATTTCATACTCCTGTACTTCCAAAGCCTCCTGTTCCTCTTTCTGAGGAATCTAGCGAGTCTGTTTGATGCGCTACGAGGCTAATGAACGGCGAGAAAACTAACTGACCGATCTTGTCGCCCTTTTTGTAAATCAGGTCTTTGTAAGGCTGATGACCAATGCCTAACCAGCGAAAACGAAGCTTAATTGAATCTCGGTAACCAGCGTCAATCACGCCTACAGAATTGCAAAGCGATAATTGATATTTGCTCACGCTTGACCGAGGAAACAAGAGAGTTAGAAATCCTTCTGCTGGTTGAATCACAACGCCTGTGTCGTACTCGATGTACAAAATTTGTTTCTTGTTTGGCTCACGAACAATCTTTGGGTCAGACGAAGCAATCAAATCCCATCCAGCATCATCTTTCGCTGGGGCAATCAGATTGTTTTCGTAGCCATTTTTTAAAACTTTGAACGAGTATTTGTGATCCATGTTTTGAAAGTTGCAAGGGATTCTAGTTTTCGTCAATACTTTTTCCAAAAAAAATCGCGCAGAGCGCAATAAAAACCAAAGGTTTTTATTAAAAGGAAAGGGGGTTAGGGTAAAAGGGTATGGTTTGGGGGATATAAGGGGGGATAGTATGAAAGGGGGGAGAAAAGGGGGAAAGGAAAGGGATTAGGGGAAGGGGGAAAACCAAAATAGGTGTAAAAAAATCTGTGCTGCATCGCATCAAAAAAAACATACCTTTCTGCCTGTTCTTGGGAGTGTTCTTGTACCTCTTTGGATTTTTCATTTTGACCAAACAACACGAGCTTTGCCCTAGCTACCATCCGTCCAAAGAATCGCGCCCAGACTTTTCATCACCAAAAAACCAGATCAAATTAAATTTTGTTTCAAATGGGTTCTTTGTAAAAAATCCGCCTTTTCAAGATTTTATTAGTTTAGCTTATAACTCCGATTCAGTTCTTGAATCATTAAACAAATGTGGCATTCCAAAAGAAGCTTTAGTTGTTATGCGCGACAATCAATATTCAAATGTAAATTTACAATGGTTAGACAAATACTGTTCATGGTGGATAGATGTTATAGATCTTTATCAACTATCGTATGAAAGAGAAACGTTTGATTGCGACAATTTCTCTGATTTATTTGTCACTGTGTATAGTTTTGCTTCGCACAATCGCAGCAACAAAACCTCTGCTCAAGTCGCTGTTGCAACCGTTGTAGTAGAACAAGTTAAGAACTTTGCTGATATATCATACGGTTCTGATTCTTGGCACTCTTTAAACTTGGTTTGGACTAACAGTGGATGGTTTATAGTGGAACCTCAAAACGGAACCTATATAAGTCTTGAATCTTATCCAAACAAAAATACGATAAAGGCTATCATTTTTTAGTGTAAAAATATTATATGGAACTAGACTTTTCAAACAAAATCTCCGAAGCCAAAAAGAAAGGCTTGTGGGAAAATATTAGAGATAAGAAAAAGCGTATGGGCAAAAACTATCGCCCAGCAAAAAAAGGCTCGTCTGATTATCCAGATAAGAAAGCTTACGAAAAAGCCCAAGCTGCTATTGAACTTACTTATACAGAAGCGGAAAAGAAAACTTTAAATAAACCATTTCGTTTGCCATCTGGCTCCAATAAAAAGTTTGGCGTTTATGTAAAGAACCCAAAAGGAAATGTCGTTGTTGTTAAGTTTGGCGATCCAGATATGGAGATTAAACGTGACGATCCAGAGCGCAGAAAGAGTTTCCGCGCTCGCCATAAATGCGACACTAACCCCGGTCCAAAATGGAAAGCTCGTTATTGGAGCTGCCGTATGTGGGAAGGCGGCAAGTCCGTTACTCAGGTCACTAAAGGTTCGGTCGAGGATCAAATCCACGATCAAGAAGAGCTTCTTAAATTAAATACCGCTTTAGCCTCTGTTGAATCTGTTGAGTCCGACATCGAAGACGTGAAGTATCTTCACGAAGAGTATATGGAAATGTCTGAACAAACTTTGTTAAGCGTCGCAGATAAGGCCAAAGCTCTTATTGAAGCGATGAACAAAGATCCAGAAATTGCAATGGACTTTGCCGAGCCATTTATCGCAGCTAAACTGGCGCTTATGGATGATTACATGAACACTGTTTATAACTATATCATGTATCAGAAAGCTGGCGAAGAAAAAGATACAGATTAATTCTGTAGAATTATATTGAGCGTCCGTTATGATTGTTGGTGATCTCCAACATCGCGGACATTTCTTCTAAGTTTTCTCTCTTATCAAGAGAGAGATTGCTTTTTAATATCGCAGCTATTGATTGTGTTTGCCAAAAGAACATTCTTGGCGACATAGTTGAAATTGGTGTTTGGAAAGGTGGCAGTATGTTAGCTATGCTTTTAGCTTTAGAAAAAAATAACTGTTTAGATCGAACGGTTCATTTATACGACACATTTGAAGGAATGACTCCTTCAACCGAAGCGGATAAAGATTTCAAAGGCAGAGACGCTAATGATTTAATCAAAGAAGATTCTTTCTGGTCATGCGTATCAGGTTTAGAAGAAGTAAAAAATAACATATCTCAAAATAGTAAATATCCGTCTCATTTGATTAATTATCATAAAGGCGATATTTGCAAAACGCAATTTATTCCAGATAACATCGCTGTTCTTCGTTTAGATACTGACTGGTATGAGAGCACAAAATTTGAATTGGATAATTTTTATGATAAAGTTTGTCATGGAGGAATGGTCATTATAGATGATTATGGACACTGGAAAGGCTGCAAGCAAGCCGTTGATGAATTTATTGCAAAACGTGGGCTTTTTAAAATCCGATTAGTAGAAATCGACTATACAGGAGTATTTTTTATTAAGCCATGAAGATTGATTATTTTTGCATCCATCATCCTCCAGCTAAAGCCAGAAAAGAATACATCACTCCGTTCTTTGAGACGCTAGATTCAAAGGTTACTTGGGTAGAATACTTTTGGCCGCAAGATAAAGCCATCGAATGTCATCCTGTCGTAAATTCTCCGCACTCTGCTAATGGGGTCTTTTTAAATCCAGCAGAGCTTTCGTGTTTCTTTAAACACCGATACGCCGTAAAAATGATCTCGGAATCAACGGCTGACTTTGGCGTTGTATTTGAAGACGATATTGAGCCGCCTTCTTTTAATTGGGAAGATTACATTCAATTATTCGCTAGCGAAACCATTCGCCAAAACTGCGACATCTTATTTATTGGTTCTTTTGGAGGAAGCGACATTAACCCTAGTTTTCAATCAGGCGTCTATACCCACAAGAACTTAAAGAGCAGGTGCGCTCATTGCTACATGATCTCTCCAAAAATAGCTAAAATGATTGGATATAAACTTCTGTCAGTTAAAGAGCCTTTTGATTGGCAGCTTAACTCTATCATTTCTGATTTAAATTTAAACGTTGGCTGGAGTTTACCTCACATTAACCAGCGAACCGAAAAAGGCAGTATTCCTTCTTTACTTAGATGAAAATTTTAGTTTACACGGTAACCGATTTTAAACACTACGCTGACAACTGTATTGAAATGCTTTTCGAGAATATCGAAAAAAAAGATAACGTAGATTTTTGCGTTATATCAAACATATCTCCTCCAGATAAATTTAAGTACAAAACTATTGTAGATGATAAGAAATATAGCTACATTGGTTTTCTCAAATACTCCGATAAAGTTCCGTCTGGATACGACGCGTATGTTTATTTGGATTCTGATATTATTTACTTTGGCGACGTTAACGACTTAGTTAATGATAAGTTCAGCTTATCAATAGTTATAGAGAGTCTTAGAATGAACGAGGATTGGTTTAGATACAAAGCCGCAACCGACGAAAAAGAGATTCGCTTCTTTAAAGATAACAACGGATTAAACGCTGGAACATTCTGCTTTAAGGACATTTCTTTCTTAGCTTTGGTTCGCTCTTTTTACGAGCCTTTTATCAGCGGAGATGCTCATGCTGACGCCAGACTAGAGCAGTCATCTTATAATTATGCAGTTTGCCAATACGTTAATTTTGACTTTAGCTTATGTTTTAATTTATCTAGCGTTGTTAAATTATTCGCGTCCGATTGTTGGTTTACTCCTGAAAAAAAACTCTATCATTTCTGTGGATTCTCCAACGAAATGTTTTCTAAGTTTATTAAAATGAGTAACTTCCTAAATGAAAAACAGAGAAGATATAACAAGCTTACTTGATTCTCGTAGCATTGGATGCGAGTTGGGTGTTTTCAAAGGAGACTTCTCAAAAGTTCTTTTGGACTCTGGAAAATTCGATCAGCTTTACCTTGTTGATCCTTTTAGCGGCTCAATTCAATCTGGCGACAAGAACGGAAACAACGTAGAAGTCCATGATGGCGAAAGCCTTTTCTCTTCTGTTTCAAAAAGATTTGAGCACGTTAACAACGTCTTCGTGACAAGACAACGCTCCGATGAATTTCTTTCTATTTTCCGTGATAACTTTTTTGACTTTATCTACATAGACACAACTCATCAATATGATCAAACAATTCTTGAGTTAGAATTGGCATATAAAAAGATTAAAAATAATGGAATCGTTGCTGGTCACGATTATCATCCTCAAATGTTCGGAGAGGTGGTTAATGCTGTTCAGTTCTTTTCTAATAAATACAACTTACCGTTTACCCTCACAACCGACGACGTATTAAATACTTACATTTTCTTAATTCAAAAACCATGAAAACAGTTATTATCACAGGCGTAACAGGTCAAGACGGAAGCCTTATGGCCGACTATTTGCTTAAAAACACAGACTACAATATTCTTGGCGCAGTTCGCAGGTTGAGCGTTTCCAACCATCAGAATATTAGTCATATCTCTGACCCACGTTTTAAACTGATAGACCTCGACATTAGCGACCCTCAAAGCACTAATCATGTTATAGATACTTACAGGCCAGATTACTTTATTAATTTTGCCGCTAACTCTTTTGTTGGAACTAGCTGGGAAATGCCGCTAAACCATATGCAGAACAACTGCTTGGCAGTCATGTTCCAGCTTGAAGCTATTAGAAAGTTTGCTCCAAAATGTCGTTACTACAACGCAGGTTCTTCCGAAGAGTTTGGCGATGTTGTCACCGTTCCCCAAGACGAAACGCACCCGTTGCGCCCGCGCAGCCCATACGGAGCCTCAAAAGCCGCCGCCCGCCATATCGTCAAAGTGTGGAGAGATTCCTACAACCTTTATGCCGTGCAAGGCTGGCTATTCAACCATGAAGGAGTTCGCCGTGGTAAAGACTTTGTTACCAGAAAGATTACCTGTGGAGTAGCTAGAATCGCTAATGATTTAAAAAATGGGAAAACTCCAGCTCCATTAGAGCTTGGCAACTTATCATCTAAAAGAGATTGGAGCGATGCAGAAGACTTTGTCGATGGAGTGTGGAAAATGTTAAATCAATCTATACAACCTCCACTCGACTATGTTTTGTCTAGCAACGAAACCCATACAGTTAGAGAGTTTGTCCAATTAGCTTTTGCAGCGGCAAAAATAGAAGGCGATTGGTTTGGCAAAGAAGGCACTATTGGAGAAGCGCTTTATCATAGAGAATTGAAAATTCCACTTGTGATTGTTAATCCAAAGTTTTTTAGACCAGCAGAAGTTGAGCTTTTGCTAGGAGATTCGACAAAAGCTAGAAGCCATTTAAACTGGATGCCGAAAACGACTTTTTTCCAATTAACTAAAAAAATGGTTGACAGCGACATTAAATCATGTTCTTAGTTAGTTATGCCAGTACAATACTGTATCGACAACGAGCTTAATCCTAGCAGATTAAGAATCTTCAAAGACTTTAGCGGAATCAAGTTAGCTAGAAACGAAGCCACTTTTAGAATCAAGGACTGTCAACTTACCGCTCTTGACAAGAGTAGAGATTATTTAGATCCTTTTAGATATAAGTTTTTTGAGCTTTTCACGACTCAAGTATTAAATTACTATGGTCTTAAAGATTTAAACTTTGACTTTATGGTCAATTTTAACGACGAGACAAGCAACGAATACTTAGATGATCCAAGTAAGTTTGTTTTCGCTCGTTCAAAAAGTTCTCCGCATATTTGTGTCCCTGATTCTCATATAGGGCGAACGATTGATACCTGCTCTCGATTACCTGACTTAGATATTGAATGGGACACAAAACAAGATAAGGCTTGTTTCTTTGGTTCGGATACTGGTTTACCCCTTACGGAAGAGTTAACTCAAAGAGTGAGTATTTGCCAAAGATACCTTAATAGTAAAGTCGTTGACGCAAAAATAACTAATTTCACAAAGACGCCGCCAAACTCAGCTTACTCTAGTGATTTCGTAAGTATTGCTGATCAGCTCAAATATAAATTCATTTTAAATGTAAACGGCAACACAACGTCTTGGGAGCGTTTGATTTGGACTATGGCGTCTAACTCATTGTGTATTTACGTTCGTCCTCCAGTAGATCAAAACGACATATCTTGGTATTACCATATGTTTGATTTCGATCAAGCATTCGTTTATGTGGATGAAAACAATATAGATTCGTGCGTAAAATTCTTATTAGAAAATAAAGAAACTGCTGCATATTTAAAACAAAGACAAAAAGCTACCGCTGAAATTCTTGGCCGAGCAGAGTTTCACGCCCAATATTACGCAGGAATCTTACAGCAATATAACAAACTTTACAATGAATAAAGAAAATAGCGTTCAACTTATTGGCATTTATGGCGACGATCAAGTTCACGCTTGCTCGGCTTGGACTTCTACGTCCAGAGATATTAACGAGGAGAAGAAGCAAAGGATTGGGCCGCTGCTAAAAATGCTTGCCGAAAATGGGCATCATACGCCTTTTGAAAAGTCGTCGCTTCATTTCTTGGTTACTACTGACGTAGCTAGTCATATTCATTTATTGAAGCACAGAATTGGCGTTTCAATCAACGGCGAGTCTGCCAGATACAAAGAGATGAAAGAAGATAACTTCTGCGTACCTTCTGATTGGCCTGAACATTGGAAAGAGATTCTTGAGAACTATACCAATAATGGTCTTAGACTCTATCATAACTGCTTAGAAGATTTGGTCAAAAATCATGGCTTTGACCGTAAGCGAGCAAAAGAGTCCGCTAGATTCTTTAGAACTTACAATACGCAAGTTACTGCTGATGTTATGTTTAATTGGAGATCGTTCTACCATTTTCTTAATCTTCGCAATAAGCCAGACGCCCAAAAGGAAATCCGAGATATCGCTTCTGAAATGCTTTCTTTGGTAAGAGTTGACGGTAAGTTCCCTTTGACGATAGAAGCTTTTGGCCTTTAAGGTGTAAATATCCTATGTGCCGTCTGAACTAATCAGTCTATTAGGTGGATCTGTTGTTGGATTCATTTTTCGCTTTATGGCTGCGAAAGCCGAAGAGCAAAAGCTACGCTTTGATCGAATGATGAAAGCGATAGATAAAGCTGATGAATCTGCCGACAAAGCCGCTAAAAGAGATGGCGACGTAGGCAAGATGGTTAGACAGTTCATTGTTGTTTCTGTTATCTTCTCTATTGTTATATCTCCTTTTCTTATGGCCCTTTTGGGCATTCCTACTTATCTTCAAGTAGATTATCAAGACGGAGGAGACATCTTAGGTTTCGTTGCAGAGAAGACTAAAACGGCTTTCGTTGAGATTTCAGGCAATTTGATCACTACTGAGATACGCCAATGCTTAATCGCAATTACAGGCTTTTACTTTGGTTCTGCTGCGGCTTCAAATAAATCTTAAAAAAGTATTGACAGTTGGTGATAACTGCTTTCTTGTGGCCGCATGGAAGAGCCATTTCAACTAGAGATTCAGTCTCCAGAGGTAGTCAAGGTTCGTAAACCTAGAAAACCAAGGAAGCCTCGCGCCGAAAGAGCACCTCGTAAACCTAGAGTCAAGAAGCCAAAACCAGCAAAGAAAGCGTCTCGTCGTGTTATCGTTGCTAGATTTGTGAGTATGCCAAAGCGCACCACCGCTGAGTTTTGGAAGAAAGAGTTTACTATTCTCAGGCAGCTTGAGGAAAGATACGGCTTTAAATTCTTGTCGGAATATGTTCCTATCAAGAAGGTTGAGAGTCTCGCTTTTTATTATGCTGATTGGAAAGCGGCAGAACTTGAAATCAAGCGCAATGAGTTTTACTATCAGCCACAACCAACCCAAACAATAGTCTTGACAGACAAGGTTGGAGAAGATTTTAACATTAAACCTAAACCAACACTAAAGGAATTTTTATCATGAGCAAGAAAGAAAAAGTAAAAGAAGAAAAAGCAGAAGCAAACGTTTCGTCTAATTCTGTCCTCAAATCATTTTTGAACGACAAGAAGGAAGATCATTACAACTTTGAAGAGACTTGTAATTATAAAGTTTCTACTGGTTCTCTAAATTTAGATATGCAGACCAGCGGAGGCATTGGACCGGGCCTTCATCGGTTCGTTGGCTTTACCGAAGGCGGTAAAACATCCGCCGCTCTTGAAGTTATGCGTAACTTCTTAAATACAGTTCCAAATTCAAAAGGCTTTTTCATCAAAGCAGAAGGTCGCCTTTCTGATGAAATGCAAAAACGTTCTGGTGTTAAGTTTGTTTTTGATGCTGAATCTTGGGATGTTGGAACCTGTTTCGTATTTGAGTGCAATATTTACGAGACAGCTGTAGATGCAATGCGTCAGTTGGTTCAGTTCAACGAAGACAAGGCTAAGTATATGTTCGTTCTGGACTCTGTTGACGGATTAATTTCCAAAGGAGATTTGAACAAAAACTTTGAAGACTCTAAGAAAGTCGCTGGCGGTGCTGTAATTGCGTCGGACTTTATGAAGCGTATGTCTATTGGTCTGACCAAACGCGGTCACATGGCAATCTTTATCTCTCAAGTCAGAAGCGATATTCAACTCGACCCATATAGCAAAGCTCCTATTCGCCAAACATCCGCTACTGGTGGTAATGCTCTGCTGCACTTCGCCAATTTCATTTTCGAGTTTGAGCCTCGTTTTGAAGGCGACGTTATTCTGAAAGACCCATCAATCAAGAAATCTGATCCAATAAAGAATCCTATCATTGGTCATTACTGCAAAATCTATATCAAGAAGAGTCCAAACGAAAAGAGTAAGAATCGTATCACTTATCCGATTAAGTACGGACGCACTAATGGGCGTTCTGTTTGGCTTGAAAAAGAAATCGTAGATATGCTCTTATCTTGGGAAATGGTAGAACGCTCTGGAGCTTGGTATTATATTTCCGAAGACTTAAAGGAGATTTGTTCTTCTAACAATATCGAGATTCCAGAAAAGTTCCAAGGCGAAAACGCACTGTTCTCTTTCATTGAAGGTAATGAAAAATTAACTAAAATCCTCCACAAGCTTTTTGTGGGTATGATTTCTAGTGATCCTTCTAATGAAATTCAAAACGCTTAATGGCAAAGAAAAATTAATTAAAAACTCTAAAAATTTCTTAATTAATTGGAAAGCCAAATCCAGAAGCAAAGTTCAATGGAGAGTAAAACAATTTTTATTCTCTTACTGGAAACACGATATTGTCTTTGAAGAGCTTCGTGTTGCTGGAACACGTTTGTCTTTGGACTTCTACAACGCGAATAAAAAAATCGCAGTAGAAGTTCAAGGCAAACAGCATCAGCAGTTTAACAAGTTTTTCCACAATAACAATCGACTCAACTGGCTCGCGCAGTTGAAGAGAGACGATTTAAAGATGAAGTTTTGCTTGACAAACGGAATCTTGCTCGTAGAGATTTACGAAGACGAGGAAATCAACCATGAGATTTTCTCAAAACAAGGAGTAGAACTATGAAGAAACCTAAAGACAAAAAAGATAACGAAAATAAAGAATTCAAATTTCCAGTCGAAATGGTCGCGCAGATTTATGAAATGTCTGGCGGCGCGGATTCGTACAAAGGCGTTGTTCTTTGTATCTGCTCTGAGAACGGCACTCCTCAAATCTACACTCGCTTCGATTCAGTTTTAACTTCTCTTGGTCTTAAAAAAGCTATGGAAGAATGGCTTAACGAAGACTCCACAGAAATTTCGGACGATAACGAATAATGCTTTATTCACTAGAAGTAGAACAGCAGTTTTTAGCTGGACTGATTCAGCATCCAGATACTTACGCAGAAGTCTGCGACTTTGTATCTGAATCTGATTTCTATTCAGAGTCCACCGTTGTTCACAAAACGATTTATCATATCATTCGTAAATGCCTTGAGGCCAACGAGAAGATAGATGAAGTAATTATAGCTCAACGCATTAAAGAAATTGGCGTCTCTTTTCAAGACAACATCAATGTCTTTGATTATTGTCGTTCCTTAGCTGTCAGAAAGACTAATCCAACAACAGCAGTTGCCGCAGCGAAAGAGATTAAGAAATATTCTATTCGCCGCACGATTCACAAGTCGGCTTTGGATGTTGCGGATAAGATGAAAAGAATGGCTCCTGATGCTTCTTATCAAAAGATTATTGAAGAAGCTGATTCATCCTTTAATAAAACAATTAATTTATATGAAAATAATGACGAAAAGCCTGTTAACATTTTTGAAGAAATGGAGTCTATCATTGAAGATCGCGGTAACAATCCGATTACTGAGTTTGGCCTTATGGGTCCATTCCCGACAGTTAACAAGATTTACGGGTCCCTTTTAAGACCCGGTAATATCACTGTTATCGTTGCTCGCTCTGGCGTAGGTAAAACTCTTTTGTCTTTGAATTTCTGCACAAAAGTTTCGGCAGAGTACGATGTTCCAGTTCTCCACTTTGATAACGGCGAAATGAGCAAAGAAGAAGTTATCATGCGTCAGTGCGCCGCTCTGAGTCACGTTCCTGTTCATCTTCTTGAAAGCGGTCTTTGGCGTAAGGCTGGATCTGAAATTGTTGATCGTGTTCGCGCTACTTGGACTAAAGTGAAGAATCTTAAATTCTATTACTACAATGTAGGAGGAATGACTACTGATCAAATGGTTAATACCTTGAAGAGATTTTACTACTCAAAGATTGGTCGCGGCAACAAGATGATCTTTAGCTTCGATTACATTAAGCCTTCTGCTGATTCTGATAAGGACAAATCTGAATGGCAAGTAATCGGTAATATGTTGGATAAGTTTAAGAAAACTATTCAACGTGATTTAGTTCAAGATCATAAACCTTTGGTGGCGATGTTCACTTCTGTGCAGTCAAATAGAAGTGGCGTAACGACTAACCGTAACGCTAGCGATATTAACGATGATGAAAGTATCGTGTCTATGTCTGACCGTATCGTTCACTATTGTTCTCATATGGCAATTCTCCGCAACAAGACAGTTGACGAAAGAATGGAGGACGGAAATGATTTCGGCACTCATAAACTGATCTTTATCAAGAATCGTTTCTTGGGTTCTGACATTGCTGGCGCAGTTGAGCCTGTGCGTATGCCAGACGGAAATTTGCGCCGTAACTTTATCAATCTTCGCTTTAATAATTTCGACGTTACCGAGCATGGAGATTTGCGCGATATTGTTCGTTCAATGGATACAGGAATAACAAGACCAGAAGCCTCTAATGAACAAGACGATGTCCCAAACTTTAACCCTTGATCCTACGCAGCTTAAAAGCTCGCTAGAATCTTTAGGTTATAATCTAAGAGATTGCGGCAGCTATTGGCGCTCTTCTGCGATTTATCGTGGAGGTGATAACGCTACAGCTTTAAAGATTTATAAGAACAGCGGCGTATGGACAGACTTTGCTAGCGGAGACAAAAGCTTCCCGATCAAGAGGCTAATTTCTCTTACCCTAAATACAAAAGATGATTCAGTGATAGATAAGTATGTAAAATTTGATCTTCAAGATATCATATCTAACGAAGTTAAAGAGAAAATCGAAATGGAAAAAATCTATCCAGAATCAATACTAGAGAACCTTCTTCCTCATTTAGATTTCTATTCTAAGAAGATGATTTCTCCGGATACTTTAAATTTCTATAAATGCGGCTACGCTACTGCTGGGCAGCTTTTCAGAAGAATCGTTTTTCCTATTTATAATTCTCAAGGAGATATTCATGGGTTTTCCGCTAGAGCTACAGTTTGGGATAAGGATTCTACCTTTCCAAAGTGGAAGCACATGGGTAAAAAAACAAATTGGGTTTATCCTCTTCACATTAAACGAGGCGGTATTGAAACTGTTAGAGAGAAAATCGCTGAAACTGGAACTGTTATTATCGTAGAAAGCATTGGTGACAGTATGGCTCTTTACGAAAACGGCTATTCAAATAACTTGGTTACATTTGGTTTAGGAATCTCCTCTAAGCTTTGTTCAACTCTTGTTGAACTTAATCCCGACAAGATCGTTATTTCCTACAACAACGATTCAAAGAGCGATTTTAATCACGGATTAGTTTCATCTTGCAAGTCGTACTTGCAGCTTTGTTCTGTTTTTGATCATACTAAACTGTCTATTAAGCTCCCTTTGGCTAATGATTTTAGCGATATGAACTTACTAAAGCACGAAGGGCAAGATGATATATTTGATAAATGGAATGATAAAATGATAAATAAAGAAGCTCAAATTAAAAAAATATACGAAATAGCTTGCCAGAATGATTTTAATCGCCTGTTAATTAAAAAAGCAGAAGAACTAAAGGACTCACTTGTCTAAACCATTAACAGCTTTATCCGCCAGCAGAATTAAGACGCTAGACAAATGCAGCTGGTCTTACTGGTGCAATTACGTTTTAAAGCTTCCTGACTCGTCTAACGATGGCGCAAATCGTGGGGACGTTGTTCACTTGATTCTCGAAATGCTTTCTAAGCCCAGCAGAAAGAAATATGTCAACAAGATAATCAAAGAAGGAGACCCTTTCGTTATTCCTTCGATCAAGTCGCTTACGCTAAAGCGCGCCCGTAGAAACCGAGTTTCTGACCCTGAAAACATGAAGCTGATTAGAGAGATGACTCTCGTAGGCTTGAAGTATGATTTCTTTGGGGATAAGAAGCAGAAGCCTATTCAAGATTTTAACGAAAGATCGTTTGATCTTACAGTAGATAAAAATGATAAAAAATACCGCATCAAAGGTTTTATTGATCGTCAGTTCGTTTACTCTGATAATTCTTCTACTGTAAGAGATTACAAAACTAGCAAAGCGGTTTTTGCTGGTAAAGATGCCGAAGATAATTTGCAGCACTTGATGTACACTCTTGCTTCAAAACAACTTAATCCAGATCACAAAGTTAAGATGGAGTTTCTGTTCTTGAAGTTTGACGTTTCTCGCGGTGGCGATGGGCTTTTGACAATGCCAGCTTTATCAGATCAAGAGCTTTCTGATTTTGAAGATCAGCTTTGCGAGATTCAAAAAGTTATCGACGGTTTTTCTGAAAGTGACGCTCACTCAAATTTCGCAGCGGATAAACCTATTCCGTCAGACGGCTCTTTTAGCGGTAAGCTTTCCTGCGGTTTTGCAAAGTTTAAGGGCCAGCTAAAGAAAGACGGCAACCCGATGTGGCATTGTCCGTATAAATTCGCCTACAACTATTACGCTCTCCGCGACAAAAACAACACCATCATAAAAACTTTCTCTGAGGAGAATATGGACGAAGCTTTTAAGACTGCGAAAGAAACCGACAAAGTTACAAAAGAGCATTACTCTGGATGTCCAAGGCACAATAAGTCTTGACAGCTTTGAAATTGTCTGAATTATTGGATTAATGATACCGCTATTCAAGTCTCACTTTTCCGTTGGAAAAAGCATCCTTACTTTAGCCGAGCCAGAAAAGCAGAAAGAAGATGGGCCAGACAGCATCATTTCTATTGCTCTCGAAAATGGTCTTAAAGAAGTTTTCTTGGTCGAGGATTCTTTCACTGGTTTTTTGTCGGCATTTAAAGCTTGCCGAGCAAACCAGCTTTCTCTCAAGTTCGGTATTCGTTTAACTGTTTGCAACAGCTACGACACAGTTGAATCATCGAAACATAAAGTCGTCTTGTTCGCTTTGAATGACGAAGGCTTTAGGCAATTAAATAGAATTTATACTTTCACCAACGCAGTGAAAGACGGAGTTATAGCAAGCGAAGATTTAAGTAACCTAATCACCAAAGATGTTCATCTTGTTATACCTTTCTATGATTCGTATGTATGGAACAACAATTATACTTTCTCAAATTGCATACCTGATTTTATTGATAAACATCATCACACATACTTCGTAGAGAACAACAAACTTCCTTTCGATAAGCATATCGCTGATTTTGTTTCGTGTTACGCTAAGAAAGGTAACATCATTGAAACCAAGTCTATCTACTACAAGAACAGAAGTGATTATGATGCTTGGGTAACTTATAAGATAGCTTGTAATCGGCGCATGGGCAAGTTTCAAACCTTATCGGCTCCAGAACTTAATGGTTGCGCCAGTAAAGAATTCTGCTTTCAATCTTGGAAAGAGTCAAAATGAAAACGCTTTTAAGAAATAACAAACATCAGAAGTTCGCCGTATTTGACACAGAGACGGAAGGCTTGTCGTTAACGTCGTCACGCCCTTGGCAACTATCTTGGATTATCTGCCAAGGAGAAGACATCATTGAAGAGCATGACGAGTTTATCTTGTTTGAAGATTTGAATATGTCGGAAGGTGCCGCCAAGATCACGAACTTCAATAAAGAAGCTTATTTAAGAAAAGCGCAACAACCTATGGAGGTTTGGAAGAAATTCGCCAAAACTCTTTATGACAAGGACGTTATTCTTGTTGGCCAGAACATCTTGAATTACGATATTTACATTTTGAACACTCTTATGAATGGCTTGGGTATTCAAAATGACTGGAGTTTCTTGAGCAGAATGATTGACACAAGAGCGTTAGCCATGTCTATCTTTAAACAAGTTAAACCTAACGACGGAGATTTTCTTTGTTGGCAGATGAAACTCATGAACCACTTTGAAAAAGGAATCAAAACAAGTCAGGCTTTTCTATTAAAGCATTATGCAATTGAGCATGATCCAGCAATGCTGCATAACGCGATGTACGATATTAAAATGAATTATAAAATCTTTCGTCGTCAAATCTCGGAGGTTGAAATCTAATGCTTGACAAATTCACAGACTACAAAAACCCGATTCCACCGGGCGTTCGGCTTCCAAAGATCGAGATCGACAGTCGCCATTACAAAAATCTTGGCATTGAAGAAAATTGCTCTAATCTTGAATTCCTTCGTCAGCTCTCGCTAAAGGCGGTCAAGGTAAAAGGCATCGACAAGAAAGAGAACAAACAGGCTTATTACGATAGAGCTAAAATGGAGCTTAGCGTTTTTGATGAGCTTGGCTTCGTTGATTACATTTTGCTCAATTGGGACATTATGAACTTTGCCCATGAGAACGGTATTCCTACTGGTTACGGTCGTGGTTCTGCCGCAGGTTCTTTGATCTTGTTCTTGGTCGGAGTCACGAATGTTGACCCAATCGAACACGGCTTGCTATTTGAAAGATTCGTTTCTAAGAGCAGAGCGAAGAAGATTGTAGTTGATGGAGTAACTTATCTTGATGGTTCTTTGATGCCTGACGTAGATAATGACATTGAGTTCTCAAAACGCCAAGCAGTTATTGATTATATCAAAGCCAAATACTCTGGCAAAACTTGTAAGATTCTTACCATGAACACTCTTACTGGTAAACTCTGCGTTAAAGAGTGCGGTAAGATTGTAGGAGAAATGAATGAAGACGCAGTGAACGCCGTTAGCGATGTTATCCCCAAACAATTCGGAAAGGTGTTTGCTCTTAAAGACGCATATAAACAAAGCGAACAGTTCAAAGCTTTCTGCGACTCTCATCCAAAAGTATTTAAAATTGCTAAAAAATTAGAAGGCTTAAATAAGAACTGTGGCGTTCATCCTTCTGGCATTTCGATTTCTTACTTCAACAACGAGGACATTATGCCTCTTCAAAAGACAGGAGAAGGCGAGCTTGTTAGTGCTTATGAAATGAACAACATTTCTGAAATCACCGTTAAGTTCGATATTCTTGGTCTTAGAACCTTGTCCGTAGTTTATGAAACCTGTCAGAAACTAGGTTTAGACTTTAAAACTCTCGATTACGACTCCTCATCTACCTACAAATACTTTCAAGACTTATCTAACCCCAAAGGACTGTTCCAAATTGAGGCCAATACCAACTTTCATGTATGCAAGAAGGTCAAGCCTCGCAATCTCTTTGAATTGGCCTGTGTGTTGGCTCTAGCACGGCCAGGCGCGTTGGATTTCATGAATCAATACGCCGAGTATGTTGAAACTGGCAACTTCCAGTCTGTTCATCCATTCTTTGATGATATTTTGGGCGTAACAGGTGGTATTCCAATCTTCCAAGAACAGTTAATGAAGATGGTAGTTAAAGTAGGCTTTACTCTTGATGAAGCTGAAACTGTTCGCCGCATCATTGGCAAAAAGAAGGTTAGTGAAATGCCAGCTTGGAAGGAAAAGATTTCTAACAAAATCAAAGAGAATAACTTAGACCCTGTTATCTCTGACGTTCTTTGGAAGGTCGCAGAAGATAGCGCTAATTATTCGTTTAACGCTTCTCACGCTGTATCGTATGCAACATTAAGTGCAATAACCACTTATCTTAAATTCAATTATCCGCAAGAGTTCTTTTTGGCTTTGCTAAAATCATCTAAGCACGAGCCTAGCCCTCACGAAGAAATCGAAGCTATATCGCAAGAGCTGCCTTTCTTTGATATTAAGCTTCTTTCTCCTGATTTGGTTAAATCGAAATCAGACTTTGAGATTGAAGAAAAGAACATTCGATTTGGCTTAAACGCTATCAAAGGTGTTTCTGATAAAGTTCTTCAAAATCTTTTAGCTTTTAGACAAAAAGAGTTTTCAGATAAAGTTGATTGTTTTGACGCTGCAAAAGAAGCTGGTCTTAATATCGGCGTCTTGTCTTCTCTTATTCAAGCTGGAACACTTTCTAGCTTTGGAGATAGGCGTTGCCGACTAGTTCTTGAAGCTCAGTCTTACAACATTCTTAGCGATAGAGAAAAGAGAAACATTAAACTTGTCGCTGCAAAATATAATTTTGACGTTCTCAAAGCTATCGCTGATCTAGTTAATAACAAACTTGCTGGTGACGACGCTAAGCCTTTTATGACTGAAAAGCGTTTCACTACGTTTAGGACCAAGTATGACACATACAAGAAGATTTACGAGATGAACAAAACTCACGAGAAGTTTGCCAACTGGTTTTTCGAGAAAAAATTACTCGGTTATAGCTACACTCACAAACTAAGAGAGGTCTTTTCAGAAGAAGATGAGCAAAGACTATTGACAACCTACGAGATTTCCCAGTTAGATGCTCGCCAGCCAGTGAAGATCGTTGGCGTAGTCAAAGAAGCTAAAAAGAAAACAAGTAAAAATGGAAACAAATATCTATTCATCCAAATCTCTGACGAATACGGGCAAATGTCTTGCCGCCTCATGGACGGCAGGGAAGACAAGCTCACTCGCTACTACGAAGGTGGCGGTAAAACACCGCAAGAAGACGACATTGTCATTCTCTACGGAAATAAATCCGACGACTCTATCTTTTTGGACTCGTTAAGTATTTTAAACGAAAAAATATATACTAAATTATCTGACTTACAATCATAAAAGTGTAAAATGAATAAAGTGGAAGACGTTAACTTCACTCCAAAAGTAAAAAGACTCTTAGACATCGCTAAGCAAAAATGTCTAAGCTATAATTACGTCGAAATTGACGAGTCTTTTATGCTTTACGCTTTGCTTTCGTCGCAATCTATGATTGTTGATAACGCATTTAGGCAGATAAAAGTGCTTCCGTCTGAACTGGTTAGCCGACTAGAAAAGGAACTTCCAGAAAGAAAGCGCAAAAAGTCTAACGTAGATTATACCGATTCGGTTATAAAGGTAATAAAAGAATCATATAAGATTTCTCGTTTTTACAATCAAAATTATACTGGTGTAGAGCATTTGTTTCTTTCTATGCTTCGCCATTCTTCTTGGGCTAAGAAGTTTTTCAAATCTCAAGGCGTTGACGTTATCTTTTTGACTAGCGAGATTGAATCTGGTTGCAAAACTGTTTCTAATCCAACAAAAAAGTTGTCCACTCAAACCGCAACTTCTACGTCCAGCAGCGTTCTAAAAGATTTTTGCATAAATTTTACAGAGAAAGCTGAGAACGGTGATTTTGACAATGCTTGTTTTCGTGATGCCGAAGTTGCTCAAGTATCAGAAGTACTTTGTCGTAAGCAAAAGCGCAATCCGATTCTCGTTGGCGAAGCTGGTGTGGGTAAAAGCACAATTGTTGGACTACTCGCTAAGAAGATTATTAGCGGCGAATCTACTGAATTCCTTTTAGGTAAAACAATCATGCAGTTAGATATGACGGCAATGATTGCTGGCACTAATCTTAGAGGTCAGTTTGAAGAGCGCCTTCATAAAGTATTAAAGGAAGTTAAAGAAGCTAAATCAATTATTTTGTTTATTGATGAAATTCACACAGTGATTGGTCTTGGCGGCGACGAAGGTTCTTTAGATACAGCTAACATCCTAAAGCCTTATCTTGCTACTGATGAGATTAGCTGCATTGGCGCAACCACCCAAAAAGAATACGAGCAGTTCTTCCAAAAGGATTCCGCAATGAATCGCAGGTTTGAGACTGTATTTGTCAAAGAGCCGAGCAAAGAAGAAACCCTTAATATCTTAAAGAACATTAAGCCATACTACGAGGAGTTCCATAAGATTCAGTTCCCTGATAAAACTCTCAGTGACATAATCGAACTATGCGCTAAGTACATTCCTAATAGAAGATTCCCAGATAAAGCTATTGATATTCTAGATCAAGTTGGAGCTAAAGTCAAAATCAAGACTTACGCTAGGTCAGAAGAGATCAAAAAGATCGAAGCTATGATTTATGAATTAGAGCAGTCCGAAGGTTTGTTTGAGTCTGAGGAATCTAAAAGTATTCAGATTAACAGTATTGTTAAAGAATACAAAGTAAAATTTGAATCTTGGATGAAGCTGCAAGAAAACAAAAAAGTGACAGCTACTCGCAAAGACGTTTATCAAGTCCTCTGCGAAAAAGTTGGGTCTATAATCGACACCAACGCTCAAGATTCTAATTTCAGAAATATACATAATGAATTAAAGAAATACGTCTTTGGACAAGATGCCGCCCTAAAGAAGATTTCCGACTGTATTTTACGCTCTTCCTTTGGGTTGTCGTCTACCAGCAAACCTCTTGGCAGTTTTATGTTTGTTGGTCCAACTGGTTCTGGCAAGACTCACTTAGCTAAAGCATTGTCTAGACAAGCCTTTGGCGGTGAAGAAAGTCTCGTAAGAATTGATATGTCAGAGTTTATGGAGCCTCATTCGGTTTCTAAGCTTATCGGCTCACCGCCCGGTTATGTTGGATACGGCCAGTCAAACATCTTCTCCAAGCAACTAGAGAAGCGTCCATCTTCTATCTTCCTGTTCGATGAAATTGAAAAAGCTCATCCAGATGTTGTTAATATACTTCTTCAAGTAATGGACAACGGAGAACTCAGTGATTCGCACGGTAGAAAGCTCAATTTTAAGAACTGCATTTTGATCATGACTGGCAACGTTGGCTTTCAGTTCGGCGACAACAAACAAATTGGTTTTTGCGCTCCAGCAGAAGAGGTCATCTCTAAAGACAGTGTTCAAGAGAAATTAAAAAGATTTTTTAGACCAGAGTTCTTAGCTCGTTTAAACGACGTAATCATTTTTGATCATTTGAAAGATGAGTCTTTGGTTAAGATCGCTGAAACAGAACTTGCATCAATCAAGGCTTCATTAAAGACAAATGGCACAACAGTATCTTTTTCTAAAGATGTTGTTAGCTTTATCTTGTCTAAGGCTAAGGATTCAAAGAATGGAGCAAGAGGGGTTATCTTCTTCATCGAAAACGAACTTAAAACAAAGATAGTTGACAGTTTGGCGTGTAGCTCGTATAATGAGATTAAAGTAAAGATTAAAGACAACGAGATACAAGTACATGGAACAAAAGAAAAACTTCTTGCAGCACACAGTTCAAGACAACACTCTGTTGCCAATTGAAGTGGAGATGCTTGATTATATCAAGGGCCGAATAGAATCTCAAGCGAACATTAAGATAGATAATTGCGAAAAATTCTCCAGAAGTCCTCTTTATGACTCTTATCTATTAACATCAGATAAGCGTCCATTTATTCTTAAAGTTAATTTGTCTCCTTTCGTCCCTAATTTTTGGGACAAGCTTTGTTCAAATAACTTTCCGTTTCATCCTAACATTGTCTCTTATGATTTATCAGGGGACTATAACTACATATGCTTTGAGATGCCAAAAGGAATGTTCGCATCTGATATTTCAAAGTATCTTTTAAGCCCAAGACTTAAACTAGAGTCCTTTTTCGCTAGAGATTTAAAGAAGATTCATTCGTTCTGTTCTTCCAATAAAGATGAAACCATAGAAACTATCGGTTCGTTTTTACCTATGGAATCCGCCATCATACAGCATACGTTTCCAGTAGCTCAATTATTTGGCGCAGTAAAATCTCGTTTTAAAAACATTTATGTTCCGTCGTTATCCGATTGTTCGATTTGTCATTTTGATCTAGATTTATCTAACATCATTTTTTCTAAAAATGAATTTAAATTCATAAATTTTGAATACGCGGCAAACGCTAATAAATACATCGAGCTTTGGTTAGCCAAGGAAGTCTTGAATTGTTCTGATTCTGATTTTGAATCATTCGCCTCTATCTACGAAGTCGATAAAGAAAAGCTTTCTTCGCTAAAAGAAGCTGCTGAATTATTTATTTTTGCTTACATGAACTCAAAGATCATATCTGAATTTATGACTTTTGGAGTCACAAATCCAACTAAACTATCAGCTTACATAAACAAGTCTCAAAAGTTTTATTCAAAAATAAAAGATAAACTTTTTGTCGAAGAAACACTTGACAAAACGATTCAAGGCTTCTATCTTCTTTGGCGTAGTTAAAATCTATGAAAACCACAAACACAAATCGCGTTATCAACGCCATCACAAATACAGCAGGTCGTTTCTTCGGCCTTGTCACCACCAACGAAGTTCTGAATGCTCGTTTCGTCAGCGAGACTCCACAAATGATCATCGTGCATGACCGCAATGCCGATGAAGTTCGTAAGTTCGCTAAGACAAGCGTTGTCGCAGTATCCTTCAGAGGTCAAACGATTACACGCTAATAACTAATTAGCGGAAATCCTCAAGCCTACGCCTAAAAACGTAGGCTTTTTTATTTTAAAATTAGTTTAAAAAGTCTATTAGCGCATTATTATCTTCAAACACAAACGATATATGCGCCTTAATTTTTACAAACCCAATAAGTCCTGCACAGGAACAGCCGCGTCTTTTAATGTAAGCAAAGACGAAAAAGGCTTAACGCTTTATACCAGCTTCGTAAAGCAAGCTGGATGGGATGAGGCTTCTAGAAAAGGCTCGTTCACTCAAAACGCCAAGAACCCTGAAAAGACAGCAGCTTTGAAGCTCAACCAAACAGAAGCGGCGTCGATCATCCGCTCTGTTCGCAAAGAAACTAAATTTAGCACAGTTCACGTTTACCAAGGCTCTTCAACTTCAATTATGTTTGGGCCTTACGAGAAGAAGAGCGGCGGTTCGGCATTTTCTTTTAGCATTAAACGCGGCGAGCAACAATTCTCTATTAGTTTTGAGTTAGGAGAGTCCGAATTACTTGCTCAATTTCTTGAAAGCTATCTAGCTGAATCTTTTCGTGTTGAGGCTCAATGAAAAAAACAGTAGTATTCCATAGCAACAGCAGCCGTATCTTTACTGGTTTCGGCAAGAACATGAAGAATGTTCTTCGTTACTTGTATAAAACTGGTAAGTATAACCTTGTCGAATTTGCTAATACTAAGTATAAAGATTCCGACGAATTAAAAACTCTTCCTTGGAAGGGCGTTGGCACTATGCCTGAACCAGCGGTTGTTCAAGCTTTAGCTTCCGACCAAACAAAACTTCGGGCAGTTAGTTATGGCCATCATGAGATTGATAATCTTATGAAAGAAATTAAGCCCGACTTTTATATCGGCATTGAAGATATTTGGGCGTTGGCTCCGCTTACAGAAAAGAAATGGTGGAATAACAACTGTATGGTATGGACAACTCTTGATTCGCTTCCTCTTTATCAAGACGCTATCAAAATCATTCCAAAGGTTAAGCATTATTATGCTTGGGCTTCGTTCGCTGGCAAAGAAGCTGAACGTCTTGGTCATCCTAAAGGCTCAATCAAAACTCTTAGAGGCTCCACTGAAACATCTTCGTTCTTTCGCTTGAAAGAAGAAGACAGAACTGCTTTGAGAAAAGAGTTTGGACTCACTGATGAATTTATTATTGGTTTCGTATTTAGAAATCAACTTCGCAAAAGCGTTCCTAACTTAATTCAAGGATTCAAGAAGTTTAAACAGGACAATCCTAAGTCAAAAGCTAAACTGCTGCTTCACACTCACTGGGGCGAAGGCTGGGATATTGCTAAACTGATCAAAGATAATGAAATAAGCAACGATGATGTATTGACCACTTACTTCTGCAAGAAATGTAAGCAGTACGAGATCAAAAAGTTTTCTGGTCAAAAGATCGCGTGCAAATACTGCGACGGTAAAGACACTGTTGAAACGACGAATATCACAAATGGCGTAAGCGAAGAGCAGTTGAATGAGATTTACAACTTAATGGATGTTTACTGCCATCCGTTTACTAGTGGTGGTCAAGAAATTCCTGTTACCGAAGCTAAGTTAACTGGTTTGATTACTTTAGTTACTAATTATTCGTGCGGCGAAGACTTTTCGACCGAAGAAAGTGGCGGTATGCCGCTTAGTTGGAAGCCGTACTACGAACCGGGCACTAATTTCATCAAAGCGACCACACTTCCTGAGTCTATCGCTGAGAAAATTGAACGAGTTTACAAGATGCCGCTCGAAAAGCGTCTTGTGATGGGTAAGAAAGCTAGAAAGTTTGTTATCGAGAATCTTTCTGCCGAAGTTATCGGTAAGCAGATAGAAGAAATCATAGACAACTCCTCAACCGTCGAATGGAATTTTGAAAGCGACTTTGTTCCGCGCAATCCAAATCATATTCCTCTCGACACAGAAGATAACGTAGCTTGGGTTATTGACTTGTACAAAAACATTCTTAGAATGACGGTTGACGAGAATGATGACGGTCTTAAAACTTGGATTTCCCAATTGAACAAAGGAGTAACCAGAGATCAAATCTTGTCTTATTTCAGAAATGTTGGAGCTAAAGAGAATCAACAAAACAATAAAATTGAATTGTCTGATTTACTTGATAAGGATGATCTTGGTCGCCGAATCTTATTTGTGATGCCGCAAAGTGCTGGCGATGTTTTCATGAGCACTTCTCTGCTTCCTTCGATTAAAGAAGTGTATCCTGAATACAACATTTACTTTGCCACAAAACCAGAATTTAACGAGCTGCTTAACGGCAATCCCCATATCCATAAAGTTTTACATTTTACTCCTGCAATGGAAAACCTCTTAACTATGGAAGGTCACGCTAAAGGCGAAGGTTATTTCGACATTACATTCTTGCCTCATTTCGGAACTCAAAAAAATTACGATTACCAGCATAACGGTATAGACAAAATTCAATTCAATCTTCTTTCTAGCCATGCACTTACTTAATCGTTACGCATTATCTTGCGGCGTTTTAATCGACAAGCCCACTGTTAACGAAGCTTATTATCCTTTAGCTGTTGATAAGTATATCGTTTTCCAAACAAGCGGCAAAGGCAACTCTCGCCAGTACGATTACTGGACAAAGGTATTTTCTCACATTAAAGAATACACAACTGATTATAAAATCATTCACGTTGGAATTGAATCAGATCAATCAGTAAGTGCAGTCGATATGGACCTGAGAGGTAAAACATCTTTGCCTCAACTAGCTTACCTTATTAAGAATGCTTCTCTTTATCTTGGCATTGATAGCTTGTCAGCTCACTTTGCAGGCCATTTCAACACGAAGATCGTAGCGATGTATCCTTATTGCTACGCTCAAAACTGCAAACCGTTTTGGGGCGACCCAGCAAACCAAACTTTGCTTGAAGTTGACTGGAAGACTCAAGGTAAGCCATCCTTTTCGCTTACAGAGGAAAAGAAGAAGATTAACACGTTCATGCCAGAGGTGGTCGCTAGAGCCGCTTTAAACCAACTTGGCATTGAAAACGACTTGGATAAAGTAAAGACTTTGCACATTGGTGACTTGTATCATAAGCCTACGATTGAGATTGTTCCCGATTCTTTGATGGCTCCAGCGGTAATTAAAGATAAAATCTGCAACATCAGAATGGACTACTATTATTCTGAAGCTAATCTTGTTCGCTTGGCTTCGGTAAGCTTCCTTAACATCATTACCGATAAAGAAATTCCTATTAAAGTTATCGACGCTATCAAATCTAAGGTTCACGGTATTACAGTTATCGCTAACGAATCTATTACTCTTGAATACCTCAAGGACGTAAAATCTCTTGGAATTAAAATTGATTTAATTGCTAAGTTTGACGACAACTGGGGAGCTTTAGCTGAAAAGTTTTTTGATTTTGGTTTAGAAAAAGATGAAGTATTTGATAAAAATACAGTCAAAACACTTGACATGATAGATGAAACGTGTCTTTTTTCCTCTGAAAAGATAATCCTTTCAGAAGAGAAAGTTTTCGCCAGTAAGTTAGCTTGGAAAAATAACCAACCAAAGCTTGACAGATTGGCGAAAGTCGTAGATGATCCTGTCTTCTGGGAGGAATTAGATCACTTCCATATTATAAAAGATGAACGACTCAAACACAAAACCATTCGACAAGCCGACCAATCGTGACGAACGAGGGTTGTTAAAAAACGTTAATTATATCTTCAATCAAGATGGCTCCGTCAACTGGCGAGCTATGGTGAAACCAGCGCACCTTTATCCAAATAAAGGCGCGTTTGAACGTTTTGGTAAACCAGTTCCAGATTCTATCGAAGGGTTGGAAGATAATAAGCTTCTGATCAAGCTTTCGGGAATTAAAGAAGTCGCTAAACTTCGCGGTTATAGCAGGGTTTCATATACTTTTCCTAAACTTGAAAAAGATTATGTAGTTGCTGTATGCTCCGTAGATTGGATTTCTAATTTTGAAAGCACCAATCAAATTGCTGGTGAAGATAGCTGGGAAGCTTGTTCTTCTATGGATGTCGCTAACGCTACTTTTGAAAATACTGATGGTTTTGGTCAAAAGTTCCTAGAAACTATTGCAGCCAACCGAGCTTTTGTTCGCTCTGTCCGCAATTATCTTGGTATCCATATCGTCGGCGAAGACGAAATCGACAAGAAAGGCTCTAGCAAATTAATCGCCGCAAGCGATCATTCAAGCGACATTACTCCTCAAGGAGTTTTAAAGAATAAATTCAGAGACTCTGAACACAATTCTGGTGGGGACGAGTTTGAAAACTTTAAGAATTTTCTGCGCGGTCTTTGGAAATCTGAAACATACCGTAACGAAGAAGCTTCTAAATGGAAGACTTGGACTGATATTCCAGTTAAAGAAGCTCGCGCCTTAATTAAGTTTATCTAATATGGTCAAGAGAATCGTTAAAGCTTCTGAGCTTAAATCTATTCTTGATGAAATGTCTTTGACCGAGCGGGTTCAAAACATCTGCAAAATTCAAAAACATTGGGGGGCAGAGTGGAATTTGGACTACCTAAAATGTAAGTTAATTACCGCTCTGCTCACCCTTAAAGATGACGCTGTTTTCTTCGTTTATTTCAGAGACGGAAAACCTAACTCTATCTTTGCTGGATTTGTCTCTTCTGATTGGGTTAGCGGTAGAAGAGGTGTGCAAGAAATCATTTGGGTTACTTGCGGAAAGTCCTATCTTGACGGTATTAAGGTAATTTCTGCTGTCGAAGAATTTATTCAGCAAAGAAGCCTTGACTTCTTAAACTGCTCCTACATTAGTCATGGCGGCGACCCTAGAGTCCAGATGTTTTATATGAACAATGGATTCAATGTGGATACACTCAATTTCGTTAAGAACTACAAATAGTTTCTTAAAGAAGTTTGTTTAACATTAACGTCTTTTTAACCTGTAAATTATCTTACCTATTTTGGTTTCAATATGAAAAAATTCATGAACGTAAAGAAAAGAAGCGGCGAAGTTGAAAAATTCGATGCTGACAAAATTAATAAAGTTTTAGCTTGGGCCTGTGAAGGTATTAGCGATACTTCTCTTGAAGAAGTGGGGATTAATGCTAACCTATCTTTCTTTGATGGAATATCTTCAAAAGACGTTCACAATACCTTGATTGAGTCTGCCGCTAATTTGATCTCTGAGGAAAAGCCTCAGTATCAATATGTAGCCTCTCGTTTGCAGAACTATCAACTTCGTAAAGAAGTTTGGGGCGGTAGAAATGCTCCAAAGCTTATCGACTTTGTTAAAGAAAACATTTCTTCTGGCATTTATGATGCCGACATTCTTAAATGGTACGATGAGAGAGAGTTCCATAAGATTGACGAGTATCTAAAACATGACCGTGATTTTTCGTTCACTTATGCTGGTATTAAACAGTTGTGCGAGAAATACTTAGTTCAAAACCGTACTACAAAGAAAATCTATGAAACGCCGCAATTTGCTTATATGCTTATTGCTATGACTTTGTTTAGGAACTATACGTCAAATAGACTTCAATACGTTAAGCGAGCCTATAATTACTTTAGCCAACACAAGATCAATCTTCCTACGCCAATTATGGCGGGCGTTCGCACGACTTTGAAGTCTTATGCTTCATGCGCCCTGTTCACTGTTGACGACACTTTAGATTCGATTTTCGGCAATAATACCGCTGTTGGCCTAGCAACTGCCAACCGATACGGTATCGGCATGAATATCAGCCGCATTCGCGCTGTAAACAGCCCAGTTAAAGGCGGCATGGTCAGTCATACTGGCCCAATTCCGTTCTTGAAGATGTTTGAATCTACCGTTAAGTCTTGCCATCAAAACGGTATTCGCGGTGGCTCGGCAACAGTTAACGTTGCTTGGTTCCATCACGACATTGAAGACATTATGGTTCTCAAGAACAATGCTGGCACTGATGACAATCGTGTTCGCAAACTTGATTACTGCATTGGCTTTGATCGTTTGTTCTATGATCGCGCTATGTCTAACAAGACTGTAACTCTTTTCTCTTACCATGAAGTTCCTGAACTTTGGAATAACTTTGGTATGGAAGGTTTCAAGGAGCTTTACGAAGCTGCCGAAAAGAACAGTAAAATTAAATTTAAAAAGGTCGTTAACGCCAGAGAACTTCTTTTCTTGTTCTCTAAAGAACGTGTAGAGACTGGTCGTATTTATTTGATGAATGTTGACCATGCTAATTCTCATGGTTCTTGGACTGAACAAGTTGATACCGCTAACCTTTGCTTGGAAGTTAATCATCCATTAACTGCAATCAAAGATGTTAACGATAAAGATGGTGAAATCGGCGTCTGCATTCTTTCTGCTGTTAATCTTTTGGAAATTTCAGAAGATGAAATGGAATCAGTGTGCGATGTTATTGTTCGGATGCTTGAAGAACTGATTGACCATCAAAATTATTTCGTTCCAGCGGCGGAGAACTTCGCTAAGAAGCGTCGTAGTCTTGGCGTTGGCGTTACCAACTTAGCTGCTTGGCTTGCTAAACGAGAAATCAAATACTTCGATAAGCAAGCTCCTAACAAGGTTGCTGCGCTTATGGAGTCTATCAGCTATAATCTTATCAAAGCTTCTGTTGAGATTGCCAAGGAAAAAGGTAAGTGCGAAAAGTTCCATCTTACTAAATTTTCTCAAGGAATTCTTCCAATTGACACTTACTGCAAGAACGTTGATGAGTTCGTTACTGAGAAGCTTCATTTTGATTGGGAAGCTCTTCGCAAAGAAATCGCTCAACACGGTATGCGCCACAGCACTTTAACAGCTATCATGCCTGTTGAATCTAGCTCCGTAATTCAGTCTTCAACAAATGGTATTGAACCTCCTCGCTCGCTTATCTCGTTTAAGCGTTCAAAAGCTGGAGTTATATCTGTTGTTGTTCCAAACATTAAAGAGCATAAGAGACACTATACTATCGCTTCCGAAATGCCAAACAACGACGGTTATCTTAAAGTAGCCGCCGCTATTCAAAAATTCGTAGATATGAGTATGTCAACAAACTTGTATTACAATACAGCCAATTATCCAAATAAAGTTCCGCCTCAAACTGATCTTGTTCGTGATATTCTCTTGGCTTATAAGTATGGTATTAAAAATCTTTACTATACAAACACATTTGACGGCGATACACAAACCGTGTTGGGTTCAGCGACAGAAGTTAAAAAAGTAGAACCAGAAGCAGAAGCAGATAATTGCTCCAGTGGAGCTTGCACCCTATAAAAAATGAAAACAGTATTAAATACCATTAACACAGACTCTCTTAAACAGCCGATCTTTCTTGGCGAAGATTTAGCTATTCAGCGTTATGACCGTTTGAAGTATCCAAAGTTCTATGATCTTTACGATCAACAGATGAACTTCTTTTGGCGACCACAAGAGGTTAATCTTACTAAAGATTCCGCTGATTACAAGAACTTGTCTCCAGAAGAACGTTTCGTTTTTGATAGCAATCTTCGCTTTCAGACGATGACTGACTCTATGCTTTCGCGCAGTATCAATTCTCTTGCTGATTACGTTAGCAATCCAGAGCTTGAAATTTGCATGAACGTATGGTCTTTCTTTGAAACTATTCACAGTAATAGCTATACTTACATTCTCCAAAACGTACATCCTGATGCTACTAAGTTCTTTGATTCCATCTTAGAAGATAAAGAGATCGTTAAACGCGCAGAAGCTATTTCTAGCCGATATGACGCGCTCTTGAATACTAAGAGCAGCGATCCTAAACAGCAAATCTTTGATGCTTTGTTGGCGACTCAAATTACCGAAGGTCTTACCTTCTACGTCTCATTCGCTTGCTCGTTCTATTTCGGCTATCGCGGCAAGATGGAAGGGAACGCAAAGATCATCAACTTGATTTCCAGAGACGAGAATCTCCATGTTGCTATCACGCAAAACATCTTTAAAATTCTCCGAG